CAGCAGGGCAGGGCATGGCCTCAGCTGCCCGGCAGGCGATCAGCCGCTCGTAGGCCACGGTCTTCGCATCGGTGTAGGTGCGCCCGTTGCCAAACCGCGGGCGGCCCTTGCCCCGCGGCTCGCCAGGCACGATGAACTGCAGCTCCATCACAGCAGGCCCGCCTTCCGCAGAGCTGCCAGGAAGGCCTCATACCGCTCGGCCTTGTCAGGCGGCGGCTGCTGGTCAGTGATGGACAGCGCCAGCTGGATGATCTCGATGGGCAGATGCTGCCCCTCGCGGGCCATGTCCAGCACCCTGATGGCCTCCTGCTGAGTCATCGCGCCCCCTGCAGCAGGCGATCCAGGCGCTGGCTCACATCGGCGTAGCGGTCGCGCAGCTGCTCGCGGATGGCCTCATCCACCACCGAGGCCAGGCTGCGGCGCTGGTCTGCAGCAGCCCGGTCGAGGAGGGCACGGGTGTCGGGGCGCAGGCGCACCACCAGGGGCTTGTTGGGTGACTTGCTCATGTTGATCCTGTATTCACGGCGACGGCGCGGATCATACTCTTGGGAGCTGTACGGGTGCCGCTTCAGACAGCGGATTAGGGTTTGTCCCTAGAAAATAGCGGGGGAATTGGCTTGTGTACAGCCTCCTGACTTCGTGTATGATTCGCTTCAACGATGTCGCGGTGACATCGGGAACCACCGAGATACAGGAGTTCAAGAGATGACCAAGACCGAAACCCAAGTCCGCAGCAAGTTCGCTGCCTACTTCCTCGACCTGCAGGCCGACCTGGCCCGCGACGGCGTCACCGTCAACAAGCAGTCCGAGTGGGAGTTCTTCATCGAGCATTGCATCGAAGAGGGCGAGGTGCCTGCAGAAGCTCGCAGCTGGAAGTGCCCGCGCAGCCTGAAGTCCCTGGTCTTCAACGCGGAGGTCTGAACCATGGCCCCGCACACCGGCAAGTTCGTCGCGTACTACCGCGTCTCGACCGACAAGCAGGGCCAGAGCGGCCTGGGCCTTGACGCCCAGCGCGAGGCCGTCGCCCGCCACATCGGCCAGGCCGAGCTGGTCGCCGAGTTCACCGAGGTCGAATCTGGCCGCAAGAATGACCGCGAGCAGCTGGCTCACGCCCTGAGCCTGGCCAAGCGTACAAAGGCCACCCTGGTGATCGCCAAGCTCGACCGCCTGGCCCGTAACGTCCACTTCATCTCCGGCCTGCTGGAAAGCTCTGTGCCCTTTGTCTGCGCCGATATGCCCGAGGCTGACCGCACCTTCCTGCAGATGATGGCAGTGTTCGCTGAGTGGGAGGCCCGCAAGATCAGCGAGCGCACCAAGGCAGCCCTGGCCCAGGTCAAGGCACAGGGCCGCCAGCTGGGCAGCCCCACCCCCGAGATCGGCAGCGCCGCCGGCATCGCCAAGATCCAGGCCAAGGCAGACCGCTACGCAGAGCGCGTTGGCCCCCTGGTGCAGGACATCATCCGCAAGTCGGGTGCCTCTACCCTGCGTGACATCGCCGCGGCCCTCACCGCCCGCGGCATCGAAACCCCCCGCGGGAACATCAACTGGAACCCGAGCCAGGTGTCCAACCTGCTCAAGCGCATCGGCAACTAAAGGAGAAAACCATGCAGAAACAAACCCCCTACAACACCGGCAAGGTCTTGATCGGCTCGCAGTACCAGCCCCCCAGGCGCGTGAACCTGAGCGCCACCGAGGAGCGCCTGCAGTCGGCGCTGCTGGGTGACAAGCAGTCTGCCAGCGAGCGGGCCGAATGGCTGTTCCTGCGCTGCCTGTACGTCATCGCTGCGGTGGCCCTGGCCATCATCTGGGTGACCCGGTGATGCAGCCGCAAGAGATTGGACGGGCGATCCGGGACGCCCAGATCGACCTGTTCCAGCACAGGGACGCCGAGTTCCTGACCCGCTGCCGCACCCTGGCCGTCGAGGTTGCCCGCCGCCAGGGCACCGTCAGCATCAACGACATCCGCTCGGGCATTCAGCTGCCGGCAGAGATGCACCCGTCTGTGCTGGGCGCAGTGTTCAAGACCAAGCAATTCCAGGCCTGCGGATTCACCGAGGCCACCCACCCCCAGGCGCACGCCCGTGTCGTCAGGGTCTATCAGCTGACCAACCAAGGAGAAACCAATGGTCAATAAAGTCACCCCCGACACGATGCTGTCGGCCAGCCGCCTGCCAGGCGTCATGGGCATCAGCCGGTACCAGACGCCCAACGATGAGCTGGAGTACAGCATCCGCGCCTTGAAGGGCGAGGAGCGCCGGGACATCGGCAATGAGGCCATGGCCTGGGGCAACCTGATGGAGCCGATGATCCTCGAGGACGCGGCCCGCCGGCTCGAGCTGGTGGATCTGGTCACCGACCACCCCACCGCCAGGTTCCACGATAGCCTGCCGCTGTGCTGCAGCCTGGACGGCACGGCAGACGGGCGTGGCCAGATCATCAGCACCGACCCGGCTGCCGGCGTGTACGTCATCGGCCAGGACAGCATCCAGCTGGAAGGCGTCGGCGTGCTGGAGGCCAAGCTCACCAGCATGGCACCCGAGGATATGCCGCCCCTGTGGCGCGGCCCCATCCAGCTGCAGGCCCAGATGGACATCGTGCAGGCCAAGTGGGGCGCGGTGGCCACCTTGTACCGGGGCACCGAACTGCGCGTGTTCGTGTTCGCACCGCACCAGGCAACGGTCAAAAAAATTGCAGAGGTTGCCCGCGACTTCCAGCGCCGGCTGGATGAGTGGAAAGAGACAGGCCTGGTGGACTACTACCCGCCGCAGGACGATGAGAAGTGGCCAGACCTGCGCGGCCCGTTCCCGATTATCCCGGTGGCCGCCGTGTTGGATGACAGCTGCATCGAGCGGGCCGAGAAGATCCTGGCCAAGCGCAAGGAGATCAAGAAGCTGCAGACCGACCTGGACAGCGATGAGGAGAAGCTCAAGGAGATCCTGGGCGCAGCCGAGATGGGCATCGCCGGCCAGTACCAGATCATCCGCTCGACCCGCCACTACCAGGCCCAGCCCGCCAAGATGGTGCCGGCCAAGGAGGCCTACACCATCCGGCAGTCCACCCTCACCATCAAGCCGGTGAAAGCATGACCTTCCCCGCCATCATGGAAGCCCACAACCGGGCGCTGGTCGCCTTGCTCAACGCAACCGACATGACCGAAGAGCAGGCCGATGAGGTCATCACCTCCATCGTCGCCCTGGTCTTCCAGACAATCAAAGAGTACCTGCCAAACGAAGGAGACATGAAGTGCAACTGACCACTACCCGCCAGGGCTTCGCGCCCACTACCATCACCGAGGCCATCCAGTTCAGCGAGATGCTGGCATCCAGCCAGATGGTGCCCAAGCAGTACCAAGGCAAGCCGCAGGACATCATGGTCTGTGTGCAGTGGGGCATGGAGCTGGGCCTGGCCCCGCTGCAGGCGCTGCAGAACATCGCTGTCATCAACGGCAAGCCAAGCGTGTACGGCGATGCAGCCATGGCGCTGGTGCAGGCCAGCCCCCTGTGCGAGGGCGTCGAGGAGTTCATCGAAGGCGAGGGCACGAACAACCCCATCGCCGTCTGCGTGGCGCACCGCAAGGGGCGCAAGCCAGTGCGATCCACATTCAGCGTTGAAGATGCCAAGCGAGCCGGCCTGTGGGGCAAGCAGGGGCCATGGCAGGCCTACCCTAAGCGGATGCTGGCCATGCGGGCCAGGGGCTTTGCCCTGCGTGACGCCTTCCCTGATGTGCTCAAGGGCCTGATCACTGCGGAGGAGGCCCAGGACTACCCAGCCGAGGACAAGCCCCGCCAGGCCCCGCGTAACCCCCTGGACGCCCTAGCCCCTGCAGCCCCGGCCCTGCCGGTCAGCGAGGTGGTGGCCATGGAGCAGGCCATGGCCGACACCGTTGACCCGGAGCCGGTCGAGGTTGTCGAGACTGTTGCTGTGGAACCACAGATCACCGACGCGGTGACGGTGATCGAGCGCGAGCCTGGCCAGGACGATGAGGAGGTGGGCCTGGCCCCCGATGGTTTCGCCCTGATGGTGCCTGGCAAGGACGCCCCGTTCAGCACCCATGCCAGCATCGAGGAGTGGTCAGCAGCGTATGAGGAGCTGGCCGGCAAGACGGCCAAGGCGGGCAAGGTGCCGGCCAGGGATCGGATGACCAAGCTGCGCGAGCTGAAGGAGGCCAATGAAGGCCTGCTCAAACGGGCCGATGTGGTGTGGAGGGCCAAGCACCTGGCCGGCTACCAGCAGCGCCTGCGTGCGCTGGGTGCCGCCCAGTAATCAGGCGAGCATCTGCTGGGCGGCGCTGGCTACCTCGGTCACGCGCCTGCCCCAGCCCTTGCCGAACGTGCCCCAGGTCGGCAGGGACTGCATGAAGGCCAGACGCCTGGCTTGGTACTTGGTCAGCAGCTCGGCAGGGTCAGCCTCGGCTACCTTGCCCAGCGTGCCAGGCCCGATGGCCCCGTCTGGCACAGCGCCCACGCATTCCTGCAGCCACTTGGCCGCACGGCCTGGGCCTGAGTTGATCGCAGCGTCGAAGACCGCGTAGTCCACGCCGGTCGGCAGGTCGTCGCCCTTGATCTTGTCCCAGTACTTGGCCTTGTACATGGGGCCAACCTTCTCAGGTGTCAGGTCGCGCATCTCCTGCTCGGTGACATCCCGGCCCAGCCATTCCTCCCAGACGCGCTTGGTCACGCCCAGGTTGGTCATGCCGCCTGGATCCTTGGGGTGGTTGACGTAGCCGCCCTCATGGTGGAGGACAGCTGCCAGTGCGGCGTCGAAGTTCTCTTTCATTTCTTGCCCTTCATGTCAATGATCTTCTCAAGCGTCCTGCCGCCAAAGTAAAAGCTCATGATGAGCATACCCCACTGGCCCAGCAGTTCGACATAGCGCTCGTTGGTATCCATGTCAAAGGCGCTCATCATGGCGAAGATGAAGTAGCCCGCCAGGATGAAGATCAGCGTCATGGGTCGGATGTTCTTGGACAGCCAGGAGTCGCTGCCCATGTCGGCCTTCAAGCGCTCGGTCAGGTTGTTTTGCTCTGTCTCAAAGAGCTTGGTGTCGTTAGCCATACGGGCCAGCTCACCGTCCTGGGCCATCTTGGCCAGTTCAGCCTGAGCCTTGGCCTTGGCCTCTGGGTCAGGAATGAGCTTATCGACGAGCTTGCCGCCGACTTCAAGTAGTGCTGCTAGGGGTAGCATCTTTCTTCTCCTCTACAGGTTCATCATCCGGCGGTGGTTTGCTGTTCAGGATGTCCTTGCCCTTGATGGCCAGCAGCGTGGCCAGGCTGCCAAGAATGTACTTGCTCATATCGGACAGCAGGAAGAAGAACTGCTTGTCAGCAGGCGCGATGCCGGACATCGGCTGCGTCACGAAGACCAGCGAGTACAGCGAGAAGAACACCATGCCCATCACGGTCAGGGCGAACACCACACCGATGATGAACCGCAGGATGGAGTCGAGCTGCTCGGGGCTGTACTTCATTTCTCGTTCTCCATCTTCATGTCGGTGGGTCGATTCAGTTGATCAGGGCACACGCCATTGATGGCACACATGGGGCGCACACAGTCGGCACGCTCCCAATGCTTGGGGTTCTGGCAGTCGTAGCGGAACCGCTCCTCACACCCGGCGAGCAGCAGCGCAGTGGTCAGCAGCAGGTACTTCATTGCATGGCCTGCCTGATGATAAAGATGATGATCACGCCGATGATGATGACGGCAATCGCGCCACCGACAATCTGCGCCGCCAGGATCCGCTGGGCCACCAGCTTCTTGCGGGCGATGCGGGCCTCGCGCTCGGCCTTCTCGCGGGCCTGCCGGATCTTGGCTCGCTCGATGAGCATCTGCTCCCAGAGTTCGGGATACCCCCCGTAAACCAGTTGATGTTTCAATTGCTCCTCCATTTCGCGCAACTGGTTGGCCTGCATGACGATTTCCATCGCCTTGCCGGTATCAGACTGGCCCTTCTTGCCCGCATCGTTAGCCGCCTTTTGGACAGCATCCTTGGCGTCAAAAAACTTCCCAAACTCGCCCACCAGACCTTGGATGTCCTTGCCCAGCTTGAGCGCCTTCTGGATCCCAGCCACCGCGGCCTGGGCCGTAGCGAAGGCGGTGATGGGATCAATCACGGTCAGCCTTTCCAGTGACTGGTCAACCAGGAGATGCCGGCACCAACCATGCTGGCGATGGTCATGCCCATCCAGAATCCACCCTTGCCCTTGTTGGCCAGGGCAATTAGTTCTTCAAGCTGGCGTTCCATCTTGTCGATCTTCTTGTCCATCGTCTGGACGCGCTCCCACAGGACGCCGTACTTGACCAGGTCAATCTCCTCCATGTTTTACTCCGTCGGCGCATCCGCAGGCAGCGGCTCGTTACCTTCAGCCAGCCACGCGAGGTACTGCTGGTAGTCGGTGTTGGCGGGGTCGAAGGGGATGCAAGCGCCGTCCGCAACGCGGATGACGCACTCAGAAGGTGTCAACTTGTACATTTTTACAACTCCGCGCTGAGGATAACTTTGCCCGTATCTGAACCAGACGTGTATCCCCCAACAAAACGGCCTGTAGTTAGACCAGAAAATCCCGCCAGACGGATTCGAACGCCTGAAATCGTGGCGTTTATGGTGGCGACACTAGGACTGGCGGCTGTATAGTCGGCAGAATAATCATCACTAATTCGGATTGTGCCGCTTACTGTGGCCGTCGCCGCCGCCCGCATTTCAACATCAAAAGGGCGATGAAAAACCGCGTCGGTTGAACTGACACCAACCCCACAACCAATACCGTTAGAGTCGTATGCTCGCGCATACCGCTGGCACATCATCAGTTCCCGCCCGTAGTCGCGGCGCTCAAACGGCGAGGCCACTGAGCCAGCTTCAAGCTGGACGCCGGTGATGTAGAAGGTTGCGCCGTTGGTGCCGACTACGGAGACAGCGCCGGTGGCGGAAAAGTTGTCCGTGCTATTCCATGCGCCCGCCATGCCGCTGTAGCTGGAACCGACACCAAGACCGAAGCTAAGCCAAATCCCAGTGCCGTTGGTCGTGTCCCATGAACCTGAAGTGTCACCAGCAATCGTGAGCGTCTTGTATTCCCAAGTGCTTGCGGCGTTGATGGTGTATGTGAACGGATATGCTCTATTGCGGGCGCTGTTCTTGAATGCGCCTCCGAAAGTCCCGGTAAGCGAGCTACGCACCCAAAACGAAAGCGTCACAGATTGCGCCGAGGCGGTGCCCCATGCCAAGTCGCTGACGTTGTAACCCTCGATCTTGGTTTCGACGTTGAAGATGTTTGATGCTGCCGATGCTGTTGCCGCACTGGACGTAACGCCAAGGTAATTCGTAAACCCTGCGGGGGGTGTCACGCTACCCGCGTTTCGCTGCACCGTAAATTTGTTGGTAGCTGCGCCGCCATCAAAAGAATTCCCAGACCAACGATCAAGGCTATATGCACCGTTGACCTGCGTGTAACTCGCCCCAGCATTGCGCTGGTCGATGCGACAGTCCCCGTTCAGAATCCGATTTCTGAACCCCATCGAGTTGGGCGGGGACGCTACGCCGGAGAAAACAGCATTGCTGCCGCCGCTGGCGTCTTGGAAGGTGTTGGCTTTTACGATGCTCATTTTTTCGCCTCCATCGCCGCTTTGTATGCGGCCATCACCTCGGGCGTCCACGCAGCAGCCGCAACAGCCTGCACGTTCGCGGGCATCATGCTGACATCACTGCCCGGGGCAAACGACCAGCGGTGATATGTGCGGGCCACCTCTTCTTCACCGCGAAGAATAGTGGTGACCTCTCGGACCTGAAGTACTTGATACGGTCCAACAATTTCAACTCTGTCAACCGTTTTTGATTCCGTGAGGGACATGTCGAGTTCCTTTGATCAAATCACCGAGTAGCAGCCAGTAATCATGATATCGCCCGTAGCATCAATTGAGGTGTGCGACGTGATGGTGATGTCCATGCTTCCGGTAGTAGCATTTGCATAGTTAAAAACCATGTTTGTTTCTCCTGCTTCAACTCGAAACGCTTGGCTGTATACAGTAAACCCGGTCCAGGGGCTGCTTGTGTATGTAATATTTAAGCCGCCGCGATAGTTTGTTTCGCCAGATGGGGCAAATGGAAGACCCGACAACTGAAGAGCACCGCTGCTTGCAGAAAAACCATTCGCACTCCAGTTGATGTAGACACTCACAAAGACGAGAGCACCAATCTTGATATATCTTCCCGTATTCCGGACGTAGGTCAAAGAGCCCGTGGATGATGTTCTAAATGTAAGGGTTGCGGTCCACGTGCCCTCCTCATAGTCATCCAACGTGTTGGCGTTGGCGGAGGCATTCTGGGTGGCCGGGAATTGAATCTGGCCCGCGCCCGCAGCGCTGATGTCTACGAGGCCAGTAAAAGTGCCCGTGGTGCCCGAGATCGGGTTACCGCTGACTTGGATCGTGCCCGCCGCATCCGGCAGATCAAGCGTGCGGTTCGTGTTGCTGTTGGGCGAGGCAATCGTGAAGATGCCCGTGCCGCTGGCGTTGCCGGAAATTTTTACCTGTGACATTTATACGGCTCCTTCAAGCGCGGCTATGCGGGCAGTCAGGGAAGTAATGAGGGCTTGCTGTTCCTGAATCGCAGCGGTCAGCGTGGCGACTAGGAAGCTGGTGTCGATGCCCTGCGGCTTGATAGTGCCGTCTTCGTTGACTGCATCCTTTTCGCCCGTAACAGCACTCGGACAAACTTCTTGTAGCTCATGGGCAATAAAACCTTCTCCGTCAGAACCGTCTGCTTTCCACTTGTAGGTTACAGGCTTGAGCGCCGAGACACGCGCCAATGCGCCCGTCATGGGTTGCACATCTTCTTTTAGGCGGTAATCAGATGAGGTCGTGTACGAAGTAGTAGACGTGCCGTTTGTGGAAATTGATCCACACTCCGTGGCCGATGATCCCACCCGCCATGAGATGAACCTGTAACCAGTCGCAACGCTTGACGCCACGTTGCCGATTTGAATGTAAGGGCCATCAGATGGGGAAGCACTGCTAGTGATGAAATTGCTGGCAGCGCCTAAAGTAATGCCCGCCGTTGTGTTTGTGGTGACGGTTTTGCCCACCAGCAGGTTCCCGCTGGAGTCGATGCGGGCGCGTTCGGAGCTAACAGTGTAAAAAGTCAGGTTTTGCGAAGCACCATAGGAGCCAATGCGGAACTCGTCCGTTGCGTTTACGCGCCGCAGTCCAGCGTAGTAGGTCGCATTCTCGCTGATGCGAATCTCGCCTTCGTTGTTGCCCGCCGCGCCCGTTACAACAGTGAGCCGAGCGGTGGGGGCAGTCGTCCCGATGCCGACGTTCTGCGAGCTATTAACACGCATCGCCTCCGTGCCGCCCGTAGCAATAGCCACAGTGTCAGCAGCGGGGAAGAAGACGCCGGTGTTGGTGTCGCCACCTTGCACGGCAGGAGTACCAGCAGAGCCGTCAACTCCGGCAAGGCCAGTTGTTCCAGATATGGTTACCGTCATTTCAATTCCTTCCTTAGACCACAGTCCACACCGCGCCGGACGACACAGTCACCGTCACACCACTATTGATTGTGATCGGCCCGAACGTGCCAGCATTCTTGGTGGCAGGAATGGTGTAGTTCGTGGTCACCGCTTGGTCGTTCTCAATGAACACAGCATCAGAGCCGCCACCCGTTGCACCGCCACCGACTGCGCCCCAGGCGCTGCCGTTGTAAATCTCTGGCTTGCTCAGCGTGCTGTTAAAC